TATTCCACTCAGGAATACCACCTGCAGAAACAGTTAGAGTTTCACCAGAAGTACCAATAGCTAATTTAGCTAAACTATTAGTAGCATCTGCATAAAGAATATCTCCCACAACAGCACCAGTTTCTAAATCACTACCCCCTACTCCTGGTGTTTGCCAAGAAGGTAGACCAGAGATAGACGTTAGTACTTTACCCTCTGTTCCAATAGGCAACCTACCTAGTGGTGTATTAAGTGTAGTATTAGAAGTAGAGTATAATAAGTCACCAGTTGCATATGTATCTAACCCAGTACCACCAAACTGAGATTCTATTACATCCCCGTGCCATGAGGAGTCTGTGCTAATATTTTTATTAGTTAATGTTTGTGTAGTATAGGTGTCAACTACTGTGTCATAGGTTACAGTACGACCAATAGATTTAGATTCTTTTAAAAGCTTACCTGTAGTACCATCAAATACAGCTAGTGTTTCATTAGTGCTACTAGCAGGACCAGTAACAGCATCTGAAGAAACACCACCACCATATACAACATCATTTACATCTTGTAGCCAATCGGCCTTAATCACTGTTCCTGGTGCGAAAGTAGTATCCGCCATTTTATTATCCTTGTGTATAAATAACAGTTGCACAATCAGCTACACCTTGGTCGGCTAAAGGAGCTCTAGACATTGGTGTGCATTCAAGTGGTAATATATAAGGTACTTCTATAAAAAGTTCTTGTGGTCTTCTAGCAAAAGGAACTTCTTGTTTGTCAATTTTAACTTTAATAAAATCATGTGAATGTCGTGGTTCCCAACATTGGTTACAGACTATAAAACCATCCCACCGATGTTTTGAATGGGATGCTTTCATCTTCTTACCACAACTATCACATATTATGTTCCAGTCTTTTTCTTTATAATAGTTTTGCATATATTTTTAAACACCAACACCTGTTAAAGGAAGTCTAGTTGTTACAGTACCATCTCCAGGAATAAATAAATTCCCATAACCACTAAAAGTAATATTTCCAGTAGGAACAAGTACTGTTGTATTTGTCCACATAGAGTCACCAGAAAAAAGAATATACCCATCTGGAGTTATTGTTCTTATATTCAATGGTGTTGTTGTTCCTGATAATGTTAGTGTTCCAGATACATCAAAAGTATAATTAGTTAATACTAAGTTTGTTCCAGAATAAGTTATATTACCAGTAGGTGTTATTGTATATTCTGTACTACCATTAGTAACTGTGACAGAAGCAGTACCACTGTAGGCTATATTACCAGTTACAGGTATTACATAAGTTGGTATTACTAAATTAGTTCCAGTAAATACAATAGAGCCAGAAATAGGTATATTAGTTTCTAATGAAATTACTGATGTACCTGAAAAAGTAGCACCACCACTTACAGTAATAGTATACTCAGTTCCACCACCACCACTAGCTGGTGTTAATGCAACAGTTATTCCAGACCACGTTATTGCTGCACCCTGCGTTACAGTTGCGTCTCCTGAACTACCGGCGGTAGAGAGTATGCCCCATGCGGCACCAAAACCACCGCCGTTTGCCAAGGCGGTTGTTGCGTTGGCTATCTCTGTTATTGAGGTGAGATTTGTATTAGCCCAGCCGCTGAAGTTACTAGTTGAGTTAATGTCTCGTCCGGTTCCAGCTATATGTACTATAGCACAGTCTGCTTCAGTAGTTGTTACTGCTGGTATTGTAAGTGCTGTAAGTGCTGATGTATCACTGTACCCACTTGATGCATTAATAGGAGTAGTTGTGTCTACGCCACTAAATACCAATATTTGGGCTATGCCATGATTACCAGGGTCTGCGATGCTAACGCTGGACTCAGATGCCCCAACGACCTTACGGAACACACTAAGCTTATGTGCACCTGCTGCGGTGCCTTGCGGCGATGAGGCTAGTTCCGTCCAACCAGACACCGATACCGTATCGGTCCAGACTGTCTCAAGGAATAGCAGCGCAACATCGCCCTCACTCTGAGTACCAGGCCATGTTACAGTTAGAGCGTCAATACTAGCAACAGTAGTACCAGCGGCAACAAAATCAACGGCCATTTATGGCCTCCAAGATACCACGTAGTCATTCAGAATAGGAGCATCGTTATCATCATCTTCGACGGAAACCCACCATTGCAGGCCATCCCAATATGCCTGTGTCTCAGTTCCGTTAGCCAAAGTTACATTAACTAATTGGCCTAAAGAAGTTGGATATGTTTCGATGGTCATACTGGATACCTCCACTCTTTCACAAACGTCTCTTTGATCGGCATCATAGGAACCCCTACTTGAACTTCCATCCACCAGTTGGCACCGTCCCATTTACCGGGTTTGCGGGGGCCATTAGTTGCCATCCGAATTTCAATATTTTCATTTACTTTTGGTTTAGAGTTTACTAAGGGCATAATTAATCCGCAGAAATTGTTGGTGTGATTTTTACAGCATCTCCATTATTAGTTACAGATAGTGGAGCTCCAGATGCTCTTTCACTGTAGACTAAAGTACCAGAAGAAGCTTGTACTACAAAATATCCATAGATACTGTTTGGTGTAGAACCATTACAAGTAAAGGTTTGTTGGCTACCATAAGTAATAGTACCAGCAGAAGCTGCACCCCATGATGCTCCTGTTAAGGTAGCAGCAGAGTATCCACCGAAAGTAGCCTCTGTATAAGTACCTGCTACATCGGTATCAGAAGGAAATATGTTATTCTGGTATAGTTTTAATACTAAATTCTGAGGAGCAGTTTTATTTACTAATGCTTCTAGGGCAATATTCTCACCTGTGGTTGATACATTAATTGTCATAACCTAGTTCCTTTCCTTGAGCAGCAGTCATACCTACTCTACGTTTCTCTGGAATCTCAAACCAACTAGCCTGTCTGATAATAGATAGTGGAATAGAGTATTCTTCTATATTAATACCATCTTTATCAGTAAGAGCTACAATAGAAGTTACTCCTATATTAGCTAAAATACCAATACCTCTATCAGTCATAACCCACATACCAGTACGCCAAGCTTTGTTAACAACTTCTGGTACTGTGCGTTGAGTTTCTTTATTAAAAATCTTTTTAAACCAGCCCATTAAATCACCATATAAACAAGTTGTACACCAGTGGATGTAGCTACAGACATATTAATATTTAGCGCTTCTCCTTCTGCTGTTTCACACCAACCATGATCGCAATAAGGTAGTGTAAAACCACCATTAGCTCCTAATGGAAATAGTGCAGTAATATCTGTAGAAGCAGATTGTAGTTTAATGCTATTTGCTAGAGTAGCTACAGCAACAACACCAAGCACTCTAATTTTCTTACCTGCCTTAGCTGCAACTAGTGCAGTAGCACCAAGTGCTGTGGCAGTAACACCAACTCGCTGAACACCAGTGTGCTTTGGAGGAGTAGAAGTTACATTCATTTTTAATCCTATAAAAAAAAAGAGGAAGAGGTTTTTAATCTCTCCCCCTTTTGGGTTAGTTCAACTTAAAGTGCAGAACCTGGTCGTGGAATGTAATACTCCACTTTAAAGAAACCAGTACCACCTGCTGTTGAAGAACCAACAGCATAGGTAACAGTTACATCTACATCAGAAGTAAGTTTAGCTCCAACAGATGCACCGGCAGCAGCACCAACAACAGCATAACCTACAGAAGTAGTACCCATTGTAAAGTCATTAGCTAGTGCAGCGGCTGATCCTGTAATGCCTATGTCTACAGTAGCGACCGCAGTAGTTGCGGCCACAGTTTGAATAACATAAACACCACAGATAATAGCGCCTTTTGGTAAACCAAACTTAACGGTTCCATTATCAGTTCTTGCAATAGTACCCATTTTAGTTAGGGTACTGACTGCGGGTGGTGTTAGTACATTCATAGATTAAGCACCAGGAGAACCGTAGATAGAACGAGGATCAGTCCAACCGAATGAGTAACGGGCAGTAGCCTTATACTTAGCATTCTCAGTGTCCCAATCATTATCCATATCGAAGTTATCACCACGACGCTCGAAATACTTCAGACCATTCTTAACATCAGTTAGGATGAACCAAGCATTGCTATCAATTAGGTAGTGGTTAACAACGACTTCGGGGATAATACCCATAGTCTTAATTGCATTTAGATCGTTCAGATCAGTACCTACTCTACCATCAGTACCAAGAATTCTCTTAGCTTCAAACTGTAGTGCAGCAGGAATAACAAGCTTACGAGGTTTAGCAGCAATTAGCAGACCCCTATCATCACGCATAGCAGCAATATCAATAGAAGCTTGTTCAAGAACAGCTTCAGAAAGGTCGGCAGCTACAGAAGTACAGTTTTTAAAAGTACCACCACTTACAGTAGCATGAGATGCAGAACCACCACCATCACCAGCAATTAGTGAGCTACCGTCACCACCAACATAAGAAGTACTGAAAGCACGATTATACACATTTGCGCCAACGATTTCCTTAGTTTGACGCATAGAACGAGCTAGCGCCTGAGCCTTCTTCTGACCAACAACATCATACTGGTCATCTTCAAACATCTCTCTAGTGATAATAAAACCTAGGGCATATACTAGATGGTTGTATCTAGAAGTGAAGCCTTGTCTCTCATTATCGAATGCAATTGGAGCACCTTCAGCCTTAACTTGCGCCAGACCAAAAGAACTTAGACCAACATCCTCTTCATATGCACGGGTAGAAGTGTTCTTTTCAAACAGCTTATCCCATTCGGTTGCATAGTCACCGTATTCTTTACCATACCAAGCGTTTACACCAGGCCAGCCGGTGCTTATTCAATAAAGAGTGTTAATCTTCATCCGAGGGACTTGGTAAATTTCCCTCTGCTAATGATTCCTCATTAGAGTAGACTATATCATCATCCATACAGGCATTTATCTCTGTTTGGAGTCCACCGCTTCCCTCCACATGGAGGTACTCTGTTCCCAGATAGTCGTTGAACTTTCCGAGTAACACATAACCTTTACAAGATTTACCTTTCATCCAGTAAGTATAATGTTTTCCTTTTATAGTATAAGTTCTTTTATAAGGTTGGAATGTATTCCATAAATTTCCTTCATTTAACTTAAACTCTCTACAAAACTTTTTATACCCCTCTACCACATAAACCTTGTTATCAGGAAACCTAATAATATATTTTTCAAGTTTACGTGGATTATTAACTCCTTCACCACCAATAGTATTATTATACCCATTGTTGTAGGAATCAAACTCCTGAATGAATTGTTTTTCTAGCTCTATTAAGTCTTCTTTAGTTAGGGCAGAACATAGTTCTTGCCAATCAAAATTATCCCAACCATACTTAGATATAGCTAAGTACAAAGCCTGTTTTTTATTTTTATCTATATTGCGAGAGTTTAACCAGTGTTTGTGTTTTCTCTCTGCTAAAGATAATGTAGTCAGACCTATATACGATTTTCCATTAATCTTATTAACAACTCTGTAAATAATCATGTGCCTCCCGGCTTAGCTGCGGATTGTCCGTTCTGGATGTCCCCGCAATTCGATGGATTTTATAAAGAGGATTTCTCCTCAGTGCCCCCTGGCAATTTTAATTAAGGGCCTTGGCAAAACTAGAAGTAGTCATAACAGCCATAATTTATTCTCCTTTAGTTATTGTTATACACCAGCAATCTGGTTAGCAAATACATGTCTATTAATCTTAACTAGAACAGCAGAGCCAGCAGCACCTAGGGTATTATCTGGTGACTGAACAACACCAACAAGACGTAGGCCGTGGGTATTTGTTACAGCTAGGGTTGTGGTATCCATCTTCATTTGAGAAGCACCTGTAGATGTATTTGGTCCTGTAAAAGTAACTTGTGCATTTAGACCAACCTGATCGGCAGTATAAGTACTAGATGCCTGTGTCTGGAAGATCAGTTGAGGATCATCAGCAACATAAACATAACGAGCACCAGTAACAGCACCATCAATAAATACAGGAGTATCTAGTACTGGACTAGCACCATTGGTCATAGAACCATCAGGTACAGTCATACAGATACCAACAACAGCACCTAGAATAGGATCAGCAACACCTGCTACTGCCTCAACAGCAGAATAACCACCAACAGCAGCAGAGTCAGATGGTTTAACTAAATCACCTACAGCTACAGAAACAGTTTCACCACCAGGAACAACATAAATATTACAAGCACCAGTATAAGGTGCACCGGTAATAGATTTTACTGGACGAAAGCCAGCGGCATAATTAGCCATATTTTAAATCCTCCAAAAATTCCACCTCATTTAGTTATAGTAATGTTTCCATAGAAAGATTCCTCTTTAGCCTTGGCTTTCATACCATCCTCAAGTTCATTAATCTGTGCTTGTTTAGCATCTTGGTCTTCTTTGTACCATTCATCTTTGATACGCATTAGATAACCTTGTTGTCCAGCACCTACATGAACCTTTACAGGACTACCTTCCTGAGTTGGGTTTGCAATTCTTTTATCTCCAACAGATACACCAGTATCTGTCACAATTTCATATCCTGCATCAATGAAGTCTTGTATACGTCCTTCATTGTCATTAACAATACGGTAATGGAATCCGGCTTCCTTACCTTTAACATTTAGACGGTTTCTTGTACCGAGAGGAGTTCTATTGGGTCTTTTGACATTAGCCATTAATCAATTCCTTTTACTTTTTTTAGTTCTTTAATGTAATCTTCTTTAGTCATAATACCAGTTCTAATAAAGGTATTCATAACTCGCTTCTCATCTTCTGAGAGGGCAAAAGACTCATTGGAAGTCTCCTGTCTATTACCACCACCCTCTACGGCGGAAGCCTTACTTCTATTTGGATTCTCAAACTTATCTTTGTACAGACGTTTTACTTTCTTACTTACGTAATCTAGTACCTCTTCTGGCGTTTTATCTGGATTGTTTGCAGCATAAGCATTACCAAAAGCATCAGCATCCGCTCTCATCTCAGGATCAGTTGTATACCATTTGTTCTCATCTTGCCATTTCTGGAATGATGGATGAACCGCTGGTTCAACTTTAGCCTCATTAGCTACCTGAGCTTTCTGCGTTTCTTTTACTTCGGCAATCTTCTCATCAATCTCAATGATCTTATCTACGTCACCGGCCTCATAAGCCTGTTTCTTTTGTGTCTTCAAATATTGAACGGCACGTTGGAACTCAGACTCTTTAACCTTTTGGTGATGCTCAGTTAGCATCTTAATAGCTTTATCCGCATCCTTTAACTTCTTACCAAGAGACTCAATCTTAGAGATTAACTCACCCTTAGCTACGAATGTTTCTGCGGATACCCATTTACTTTTATCACCATCAAATTCTTCCAGAGGTTTCCAACCCTGCTCTCTAGCAGTAGTTTCAACTGTCTGTACAACTACTTCAGTTTCTTGACCCATGTTATTCCTTAATTATTGCTAAAATGTCTTCATCGTTTAGAAGAACTAAGTCTTCATCGTTTTCTTTAATCCATTTACCTGCATATCTAGCAAAGTAAACTCTATCACCTACGTTAGGTAGTACCTCTGTCTTATAGTCAATACCAAAGGTATCTCCTAAAGCAATAACAGTACCTTCTTCAGCGGCTGCTTGTTCTCTCTTTTCATTTAAAGAAAGAATAATACCACCTGCTGACTTTAACTCTACTGGAGTAGGTCTTACTAAGACTCTGTGCAAAAATGGTACTATAACCATAATTTTCCTCTTTTCAGATGGAACTATCACTCTATATCCTCAACTGTAAATGTTAACATCTCTCTATATGCGTGGATAAATCCTCTATAGAAATTATCCTGATCGCTATCAAGGCCCGCTTGGTTAATTAAAATATCTTTAGCATCCTCTAGTCTTGTCATACAAGCATCTAGAAATGCCTCTGTTACCTCGTTATTTTTCCATCCTACGAATTCGTCTTTGGTTATCAAGAAACTATCTCCCAGTCTTCTGCAAAAATATCTGTTTGTGAAGCAAGCCATCCATAAACTAAAGTATTTTGTGCAGTTTTCATTATAATATATGGAGCTACTGTAAACATCTCTACTTCATCCGGATACATATGAAAGTCTATTGTACCTTTTAATAGATACATTCCCTTTCCATTCCAACCAACTCTAGTAACATGTTTACCTTCTTTTAAGGCTTCTACTGCTTGTCCAAAGTTCATTACTTATTACTCTCTTTAGGTTTTTGTTGCATCTTCTGTGTGTGCTCTCTAGCTTTTGTAGCCATACCTAATGCATGTTGGTCATATTGCTGACTTAGACTAGCAGAGTGTTGCTCTTGTGCTATTCTAGCTTTTAAGATGGCTTCCATCTGCTTATACTTCATATCAAGTTCTCTAGATTGTGCTTCTAAAGCCATCTTTTGTTCTGCTTCAGCAATACCAATCTTAGCTTTAAGTTCTTCAACCTGGATTTTGTGTTGCGCTTGCGTCTGCGCGAGCTGCATCTTCATTTCCATTTCCTTACTCTTCATCTCAGACTCTTGTTGAGCTTGAGCAGCAGCAGGATCACCTTGGGGTTGTTGAATCATAAACTGTTCCTTATTAGGAATCTCATAAGCATCTAAGATATAAGCAGTAACTTGGATAGGATTGAGTGTACCTAGTGATAGAAGTTGCATCATGAACTGAGCCTTCATCTGCTTCTCTTGACCAGCCGTAGCTTGTGGATCAGCAGCAGGGACAATATCATTTTCCTGTCCTTGGAAATCACTTTGAGTAACCTTCTCATCTAAGATGGCTACATATGTTTCTGGATTAGTATATTGTTTATTTAACTTGTAAAGTTTTCTAAACTCCTTAGTTAGTGATCTATAAACACGTTTGTATACTGCAGTAAATACCTTCATACCCTGTTCAATAGTAGCCATTGTAGTGGTAGCTGGGGTATTCTGACCTGGCATTTTACCAGTCATAATCTCTGCTACTGAGGCTAACTCTTTACCAGACTGTACCAAGAAGGTAAGTAGATTCATTAGTACTGGACTAGGCTCTTTAGTTGGTAGTGGGAATATTTGCTTCTTGATGTCATCACCAGTAGCATTAACCGCCTTCCACTCACCAGGAGCAAATGAGCTTTCACCCATCTTAATTTTAAGACCTTTACCAATAAAACCTGATTGTAAATTACTTAGTGTTCCAGCATCCAGGAGTTGATTAATGGAAGTATCAACTGAACTATTGATGGAGCCAAGTAAACGACCAAACCCGATATCATAGAAGCCACCATCAGGGTTAGGTACAAATGAGAATTTTTCATAATAATGATCCGGTATAATAAATACAACTTTATTCTTTTCATCTACGTTGATTGACTCTCTAGTAAATCTAGGAACAATACGTAGTACCTCTTTTGTATACTTATCTACAGTAACAACATAAGGCTCTTCATATCCATCTTTATCTAAGTCTAGAAAGCGATGCTGTTCTAGTAGAAGATGTTGAGTAGTATCATCATTGGTTGGTTGTGTAACATCACGTGACTTATTAACTTCATAGCTAATAGCATCACCTAAATCTACATCACGATACAAACCACTACGTTGACGCTCAATAATTTTACGCTTAGAAAGAAAGAATCTTTCAGTAATACGTTCACTGTCTTCTAGTGTTTTAGCCCAGTAGTTAACAACTAGGTCTGTTGGAAAGATGAGTTTAGAACAGTTCTTCTGTGTTTGTGGGTCAAAGTAAATCTTCTTAAAGGCAGTACCAGTAATAGGAAGAATTAGAAGTAACTTATCCATATGCTCTTCCCAATCATCCATCTCTTCTAGAATCTGCCAAGACATATACTTACCCACACGCCAAGCTCTCTGTGCTTTCTCACCAGTAGCATCACTACCTATGATACGACACTTAACAACACTACCATCAGATGGAATTAGTGTTGGATAAGCTCTAGCATTAAACTGCATACAAGCAGTAGATAGTAGTGGAAACTTTACGTTAGCAGCATTCCGCCAAGGGAATGTCTTTTCTTCTACAATTTGTAATGCTAGCTTGGTCCATTTCTCTAAGTCCTTTTCCCAAGCTACCCTAGATAGTAAATCAGCTTCATAGCCGATAACTACCTTGTTACCTATATCTTGTAGAGTTTCCTTATCTAAGTCTTCTGCTACATTGATGTTGTCAATAATTTTTTCTAGTTTCATTCTAATAACCCGTAGTCGAGTCTCTCCCGGTAAACAAAGAGCCAGATTCCTCTAACTCGCGTTGGTATTCATCATCTTCCTGCTCTTGTTGCGTAGGAGCTTCTATAATTTTATCTAAGATAAGTCCTAAATAAGAGAGAGCATCCACTTGGTCATCATGTCTACTTCGTGGGAAAGAGAGTAACTCATCCTCGAAAGTATTATACCAGTCAGCCGTCTTATCAAACTTAACACCACCAGCACGCATACGAGCACGTATAGATTGCGCTCTAGACTGCTTATCAGTCTTATGTGGATTCATCTTAATTAGATTAAGGTATACACCAGATTCAACCATAGCTCTGTTTAAGTATGGTCCAATAGCTTTGGTAATTTGTGTTTCTTCTATACCAAAAGCAATAGGTTGATATACCTTTTGTAATCCAATCATAGTACGGACAATCTCCTCACCATCCATTCTATCTCGAATAACATTCTTGATGTGGAGATAACCAGCATCATCCATACCACCAATAACGAATACGGTATAGTCAGCTCTATCTCTTTCCGAGATAGCAAAGTCACCAGAGATGTAGTAGTTTAATGTTTTCTTTTTATCATCCTGGTGTTCTGCTATAAAGTCATGTCGTTTAAAATAAGCAGTAGACTCATCAATAGGTATATTAAGAAACTCTTGTGAGTATTGTTCTGGAAGACCTCTAGCTAGATAATCCTCTCTCATACTCATTAGTGTATCTTTAGACCACATGTCAGCCCATAGTATCTCTGAGAAGTCAGAGTTATGTGCTTTATATTTAACGCTACGCCATAAACCTAGATACTTGGTAGCATAGGTTTTAAGTTCTTCTCTTACTGTGTAAGGTCCAAACTCTTTAGGCATTAGGTTTTCTAGCATGGAGTCTTGATGTAGAATAGTACCTACATACCTAATCTTACCATGTTCAGAAAGAGCTGGTACTAAAGCACCATAGAACCACTTTCTAAACTTAAGTCTACGTTCTTTATTCATTACCTGCTCATCTGATTCCATATCATCTAGAACCATTAAGTCAGGACGTTGACCATTCCATAGTAAACCACGAAGCTTCTGCTCAGAGCCTTTAGCAATAATACGAAACTTATGACCATCTTCTGTTTCAACAATAATATCAGTCTCTGTTTCTTTAACAAAGACTACTTCTCCTTTTTCATTCCGCTTAATGTGGAATAAATCAATGAGAGTTTTGTTTTCAGTTAGGGCTGTCTTGATTTGACCTAAGAACATCCCTGCTTGATACTCACTATCGGAAACAATAACGACAAATTTACTTTGTCTGAATAGTACAGAGGCTAAAGTATAAGATAAGGTGACAGCAGTTGATTTTGCATGTCTACGTGGGGCAGCTATGGCAATATATTTGTGTTTAGAACAGCATAAATCCCACATTTCTTCATGAAGTGGGGGAATAGCCTTACTACCATCAAATCCAGATACCAGACAACTACCTACGAAGCCCTTAATCAAATCTTTAGTTAACTCTATCATGTTTTTCCTTGGGGTACAGTTGGGAATCGAACCCTAGTCTTCTGATTCACAGTCAGACATCCTACCACTGAACGAACCGTACCATTATTTTTTCTTACGTTCCCTCTTAGAGGTCTCACTCTTCATTGAGCCATCTTTATTTCTACTGAAGCTTTGGTTTTCACTGGCATTTTCAATAAACAGATTAGCCAAACCGTTACCACCACCCTTAGACCTAGCCTTCTTATGACCTGCATCACGTGGATCACCTACTTTTAAACCTAGTTTTTTTCTAGCAGAATTCCTAGCTGCACGATCCTTTACACGTGTGGGTTTTTTCTTTTTCTCCCACTGTAGTTCGCGTTTATAATCTCTTTTTCCATTAGTCATGAACGGCATTTACTTCTTCGGAGGCTTCCGCCCCTTGCATCCCTTCGCCATTTTCTTCCTCCACGTACTCAGTATACTCACCCTCGTAGAGTGATTTAGGTATTTCAGTTTCCTTCTTACCAGTGGAGAACTCAGCGAATGCTTTAGCAAGCTCAATAAGATGATCTGCTGTGATTGTTTTATCAGATTCTGTTCTACCACCATTACGTTTCAGCAAGGATCGTTTGTCAATTGTATCGTTAACAACCTTGCCTACATCTCGTAACTTAGCAGGTATTCGTTTAACCTTACCAGTACGAGGATCATACATATACTCACCATTCTCAAGTCTATCCATGACTTGATCTAGTGCTTTATCCATAACCTTTTCAAGCTTGGCATCTAGCTTTGTATTGTCTTCATAAGACAACTCATCAAGCATTTCTTTCCACCAAGGTTGCTTCTTCCAAGTGTTAATTGTATCAATTGGAACACCTGTCATACCTGCAGTTATAGGAACACTACCACACGTTTTAAACGTTGTGGCTACTTCAATTCTTTTCTTTTCGGGCCAGAAACCAGGTTGGCCTGCCTTGGTTTTCTTATCCCTTACATAAACAACTCTTCCGATGGTACTACCCTCACGATCTCTTTAGATAGAAGATGGCACTCTCTAAGATATCTATATTATCATAAGAATGACCAAGAACATGATTACATGCTTTACATAAAATACCTCGAATTTTTCCTGTGTTGTGGTCATGGTCAATACATAATTTGTTCTGACCTTCTTGCCACTCTACTCCACATATTTCACAGGACCCCATAGTCTTTTCATACCATAGTTTTGCTTCCTCTTGAGATATTTTATATCTAATTGATATCCAAGAATGTGGATATTTTTCTCTAGATTCTTTTCCAAATAAACGTAAACATTCACGACAATATGGAGTTCTAGTTATTTTTAAGCCACTTTTTGTCATGTATCTAGTTTTAAAACTAAAGTCCTCTATATCTTTTTCTTTTTCACACCGTTTACATTTTTTATAGACTACTCTACCCATATCTTTCTCCAGTTTTATTACGAGTACCGTTAGGTACGAGGTATTACGTCGCTGATTATTAGCCACTATTGTTGGACACATATGACGTCCCGAAACATCTCGTTATGGTCTTCAGTGGATAGACCCTATTCCCCATCGAACTGCGTATCTCTTAGTTTATAACGCTAAAAGGAGTTTGATTTAACCCATCATACGGCTTATATTCTGTTCATATGTTTATAGGCGAGCATTATACTCCTTTCGTAAGACGATTGCAAGAACTATTTTCATTTAGATGTAAAATAAGTTACTTGACTATTTATTAGTTTTGTGTTACCCTTACTATACTATATTATATATATATATATTATATAGGGAATAGTATATATAACTATAATAGCTCTGTAATAGTATTATATATATTAATAATAATAATATAACAGTATAATAACTCCTATGCGCGGAATCGGTAGATGGAGCGCGGAATGTCAAGCAGTTTCTTCACGTTGTTCCAGAAACAATATACCTACGCTCTCAGGAGCTGGGTACAGAGACCTACCCTCTTTTTAAAAAATATAAGTAGCGAGTGAAGGTACCCATAATTTTGAAAAATTATGTTAGAAAAAAACTAGGTTTAAAAGTAGGTGATCCACGTGATGCAGGTCATAAGAAGGCTAGGTCTAAGGGTGGTGGTAA